CGTGATACGGGTGAATTAATGAATGAATTGCACTATAACCTGCGCCCTGATGGTGTTGAGTGGGGTTCAAACAAAATGTACGCCCATGTCTTTCATTTTGGTGCCACCATTCTGCCTAAAACGGCGGAGTACTTAACCTTTGCGGTGGGGGGCCAGTTCAGGAAAGTGAAACAGGTCAATATCCCTTCTCGTACTTTTCTGGGCATCAATCAGGATGATGATGAAGAGATCCTTAATATTATCGGGAGGCATATAGGTGTCTGACTTTTTTGCAGTACGTGGAGAAATTGCCGAGAAGCTCAAGGAGATTCCGGATTTCAAGCAGATCTATACGCCGTTGAACTCTGTACTGGTGACTGAAATGGCTCAGGTAACCCCATCAGCTCACGTCAACTTTGTGCGGATTCGCTCTAAGGATAGTGCGGGCAAGGGAAAAATGAACATGATCAGCCAGCAGTGGGCGGTCACCGTAGCCTGTAAGAATGCCCGTTCACAGTCTATAGATGGTTCAGCGGTAACAGATCAGGCGGGTAATCTTCTTGAAGATGTTATTCAGTTGCTCTCAGGCTGGAAGCCAGCCTCGGCACGTGGGGAATTGATGCTGGTTGATGTGAAAGAAGCCTTCAGTACAGGTTTTGCATATCTCACCGCAGTATTTGAATCAGAACGATTTATCTAGGAGCCAGTCATGGCAGCAAAACAATATACGGCACTACAACCTGTAGGCCGGTTTAAAAAGGGTGAGTTCGTCGGTGGACTGGATGATGCTCAAATCAAAAAATTACTGGCAGACGGCGTGATTCAGGAAGTCCCTGAACCAAAGCCAGCTGCTTCAGCCAAGAAAACCACAGGGGATGAAAAGTAATGGCTAAGGAATATATTTCTCTGCAGGGTAAGTTCTACTTATCCAAGCTGTCGAATGGCATTGCTGGTGCGATGCGTCATATTGGCAATGTGCCCGATTTTGAGCTAGAGATCGATGCTGATGTGATCGAGCATCAAGAATCAACATCAGGTAAACGTACAACTGACTTCACTATGGTGAATACCACAGCGGTAAGTTTCAATGGAACACTGGAAGAGGTAAATAAAGAGAATCTGGAATATATCGTTTCAGGTACTAACACTGAAGTCGCTACAAATACGGTGACTGATGATTCCCTTGGAACAGTGGTTGCGGGTGAAGAAATACAGCTGGAAGGTTATAACCTGAAAGAAGTTTCATTTAAGGACTCGACTAGTGGTGCTGCCAAGACAGTTGATCCATCAAAATATAAAGTGGATGAAGTATTTGGTACTGTGATTTTTCATGATGTGGCTGATCTGACCATGCCGATTCTGGCCAGCTACAAAACAGGTGCGGTAACTCATACTTCACTTGCAGATGATTTTGATGAAGAGTACGAACTATTCTTTAAGGGTATCAATACGACAAATGGCAAACACATGGCCGTTCGTTTATGGCGAACCAAGAAGTCACCGGAAACCACTTTCCCTCTGATTCATGAAGAGCTGGGTGAGTATGAAATTTCGGGTCAGGCTTTATCTGAGACAGAACGTGACATAGATCCAAAATTGGGTTTATATGGCCACATCGTGACAATTCCTGCAGCAACTTAATCAATCAAGCAAATACAGGCACAGGGGCGCATTAGCGTCTTTTTTTGTGCCTGTGTTTTATGGTGCTTAATCATGAATAAAACTACTGCGATATTTTTCTTTTTACTGATCATTGTGATGATCATATCTGTACTTAGTTTTTTTAACTTTAAAAAGATGAATTGTGATGGTGACACCAAGTTCTTTATTTATCACGGCACTCAATATAAGTGTTCAAACTATCAAAAGTAATGAGATTCCATCATGAATGATTTTTTTCTAGCAGCTAATCGCTCTATGACAGTGAATGATGTTGAAGTTCACCAGATCCAGATAAAAGATTTTGACCAATGGGCGGTACATGCCGAAAAAATAAAAGGTTTCTTAAAAGGAAAAGATTATTCAGATGAAATTTTGACTCAACTTTTTAAGGCTCATTCAATTGAAGTGCTGGGTATCTGTAGTTTGGCCACTAAGCTTCCAGTAGCTAATTTGATTGATCTGGCCAATACTTCGGAACAGAAATTTAAAGAAGTTTTATCAGCAGTACTGCAGGTCAACGGCGCTTATTTTAAAGAAGATCAGCCTAAACGCCGTAATAAAAAGCAGGCAACAAAAGATAATGATTCAACCTGGTTTGACTCATTCCAGCTACTGATCAGTGCTGGCCACACTCATACAGAAATCATGAATATGACTTATGGTGCTTACAGTGAATATCTAAAATCAGCCCAAAAGGATTACCGCAATAAGCTTGCGGCACTGACCAGTGTAGTGAGATCCGCTCAGCATGCATCTGCTAAAGATTTAAAGAAGTTTATTGATGAACTAAAAGAAGAATTAGTGTGAATTATGTAACATTTTCACATAATTAAATTTACCATTTCCGACTAGAATAGTCTGTATTATAAAAGTGTACTTGAGCTTAATCATGAAAAGAGTATTAACAGCGGAAAGTAGAGCAGCATATAAGAAATGGTTTAACTCATTCAGCAGTGACGAGCAGAGAGAGTTGATAAATATGGGTGTGGCATGCGGTGCCGACTCAAAGTTTTTTAAGCATGAGATACTAGACCTCCTGAGTCATCTTGATAATGAGAAGCTTAAAAGTAATAGAATTTTATTCAAGAAATTTGCTGAAAGATATATTGCTTTAGTCCCTGATCATATTCGACCTCATGTGAACTGGACACTTCTGGAAAACAGTCGTGACTATCGGTCCTGGTTTGCAAACAGGCAGATGTTTGTTTTTAACTGTCTGGTCGTTAAAGATATTTATGAGCATAGCAAGGATAAGAATTCGAGCTATTTATTATGGGCCCCTATCATTGATGACCATACCCCAGAAACTTGTAAGAGTTTCAGTAGCAAAATATTTAATATTCTTGATAAGGAGTTTCAGGAACAGGCTGTTGAGCATTGGAGCAGACCGCAAGAAGGTTGTAGATGCAGTTTGATTTCGATTACTCATGCACAGGCAGAGAAATACCTGATGGACATGAACATGAGTGCATAGAATAAAGAGATATAAGTGAACACGGATGTTCTTTCACATTGCGATAATTTAGACCATTTATAAATAATCTTAAGTGCATAAAACACTCTTTAACTATTGGTTGATAAAGAAATGAGCAAATATTAGTATGCTTACAATATACCAACATTTATAAGAGGGTTACATGGGGAGCTACATAGAACAAAACTTAGCTAGAGATGAAAGAATAATTATTAAAGCTCAAGTTACATGGCTATCGCAATTCTGGTACTTATTCTTCGGTGGATTGTTCATTTTATCTTCGCTTGGTTCTAAAAATGGAGTGCCTTTTTTCATTGGTTTAATTTTAATAGCAATTGCCGCTATCCATGTTTTAACCACAGAGTTAGCATTAACAAATAGACGTATTATTGCAAAATCTGGATTAATACGCAGAAATACAATTGAGTTGAAGGCTAATCGTGTAGAAAGTCTAGGAGTAGATCAAGGAATTCTAGGACGCATTTTTAATTTTGGTTCTATCGTTATAAAAGGTACTGGCGGTTCACATGCTCCAATTCCTTATATTGCAAGACCATTGGAATTTAGGCAGCAAGTAAATAATTTTCTTGATGAACTTGATGACTCAAATCAGAGAAAACCTTAAATAATTTAATAAAAGCACCTGAATGTGCTTTGTAATATCCTCATCTAACCCACCATCCGGTGGGTTTTTTATTGCGAGTAAGAATATGGCCGGTAAAGAATTAAACTTTAAAATTGTGATGGAAGCTGATACTAAAAACTATGTATCAAATATTAAGGATTCAGAGAGTGTTACCAAGGCCCTTTACGCCGCAATAAAACAAGAATCAGAAAAACTGAAGGCTGCATCTGAACAAGCTGCTCAGGAAGTTGGAAAAATAGTTCCTGCTGATTTGCAGAAGAAGGCAGATCAGGCTAAAGGAAAGCTAAGTGAAGTATCTCAGGCGGCTGGTGAACTTGAAGGACAGGCCATTCAGGCTGCAAGCAAGATTGATGGCTTGGGTAGTGAACTTCAAGATACAGCGAATAAGGCAAATAAGGCAGGCTTTGAGATCGGTGAAGCCATTCCAGGTGATGCGCTTCAACTTGCAGAACTGCTGGGTACCAAATTTTTTACAGCAGCCAAGGAGATTGAAACTCTTGGTGACAAATCGGTTATCAGTGCAGGTGAGTTACGCTCAATGTCGAGCACTGGTGAACAAGGTCTAAATGAGCTTAACTCAGCACTAAAAGCTGCTCAAGCTGAATTGGTTCGGTTGCAAAGTACGGATGGCACCTTAAAAGATATTGAAATCGCTAAGCAGCGTGTTTTAAGTATTGAAGATGCCATTAAAGAAACGTCCAGTGCTT